CAAGGATTCCATTTACAAAGCATTATGCTTTGAGTCCTTGGATAGTGGACAATCATCTCCACAGAGGTTAGCCTCTGTCTCGCTGGGTTGTCAGCGGGAAGCTTTCCTTCACGGGAAAGATTTCTTCTATCTTCTGCGTGAAGATTTGAAGAGTGCCTTCTTCCAAAATGGCATGTCTGACATTTTTGAGGAGTTGGATTACGACCTCCTTAAGGAGGAATTTCTGAACGGTGAGTTCAGAACGTTCGCGTGTTGATCGCGGGTTTGGTTCAGTAATCGTCGTTGGGGCGCACTTGCATGTCTCGCATTTAGCGAGCGGTTGTGAGGCGCTTTCTTGTCTTTAGGGACTTGGGACTTTACGTACGATGTGTGTCCGGCTATATGCGTCAGGACTACCAGTTCGACGGCTGTCCGACTTTTGATTATTTGAACCACTCTGTTCCATTTGGAGAACTAAAACTACGTTTTGTGGCTTGAGATAATAGTTGCACGCAAGTTGCTTATGCGTCAGTTAAGTATGACTTTGTGGAATGTTCAAAGTAACATCCCAGCTTGGAATCTGTAAGAGATCCCCATATGCGTTATGCCGGTTATCAATCGAGTTTAATGTACATTTTGTAGAGTGGTAAGACCCTGCGCATTTGGTTAAATAGTACACTGCCCATGTTTCTAAGGGAAGAGATATGGGTTATAACATTCCCTGCTGATTTCAATGCAAATAATACGTCCTCTAGGGACACACCTTTCGCTGATAATGCGACTGTAGTTCAAGATGTTATTGATGTTAAATCTATCGGTAGGTCACGTGTTGATCAATCTGCTAGTGATTATTCGGACTTTAAGGAGTTCGTTGATCATCCTGTTAAGATTTATCACGCGACCTGGGATGGGACTCTTACTCAGAGTACCGTTACCGAAGATCTCGTGGCATTTTGGATTGCTGCTCTGCCTTCAAAAATGGCTGGGAAAATTGCGAGTTTCTTTTATTTTAAAGCTACGCTGCGAGTCAGAGTAGTTGTTCAAGGAGCACCTCAAGCGGCTGGACAATTAGTTCTGACTTTTAGTCCACGCCCTGTCGCTCCTATGATCGGAACTCCAATAGCTAAGTACGATATTGATGCTAATATCGTGAATGCTAAAATTGTGCCCCATTTGTTGATAGATCCTTCGAAGACTCAAACTTATGAGTTGGACTTGCCTATCTGCACTCCCAATGGGTGGTGGTCAATCGCTTCTGGAAACTATAACCATGGTTCCTATTCGATGACCATTTGGCCATATAATCCAATTATTTCAGGAACAGCCGTAGCTCCTAGCGTCAATGTATGTGTGTACATGTCGTTAGTTGATCCTCGTTTCGAGGGTCTCACAACTCTTCTTTCTGGAGAGTTTGTGGAGGAAAAGAAAGAGGGAGGTACAGCTTCTTCTATAATGAAGAACCTGTCTTCTATCTCTGGCGTCGCAGCTCCATTTACTGGTGAATTTTCACCTGCTGTAACGCTCTTTTCAGCTGTCACCGGAACTTTGGGTTCTGTTTTGGCTTTCTTTGGGTTTTCCAAGCCTCCAGCCGTGGAAAATCAGGTTTTCATAACCAATAGAAATTGTGACAATTATTCTCAAAAGGATGGTAAGTCAACTTCTATAGTACTTGGTTCATCGCAAGCTCAATCGCTAGCTTTGTCTCCCAAGTATGCTGGAGGAGAAATGCAGGATATGTCTCTGGCTCATCTATGCTCCATACCTGGGGCTGTGATTATAGCAGGACAGATTGCACCAACGGTTGCCGCGGAAACGGGAATCGCTGCATGGTACGTTAAGCCTACACCGGCTTATGCGTTGAG